GTGCCGGGTTTTACAACGTCATCGAAAACTCGCCCACTCTTAATTTCTAAATTAGAAACCTATTTCAGAGAAAGGAGCCCAATAGTTCATTCAAGACGGTTAATTGAAGAATTATATGTATTCATTTGGAATGGAGCAAAAGCAGAAGCACAGCGTGGTTATAATGACGATTTAGTAATGTCATTTGCAATTGGTCTTTGGGTAAGGGACACTGCTATGAAATTAAGAAAAGAAGGTATAGAACAAACTCGTTTAAGTTTGAATTATATTAATAAATCAGCAACTCCACATAAAACATCATATTCTTTCAATGATAACAATAATGGTTGGAGTATGAAAGTAAATAATACAGACGAAGATTTAACTTGGTTGATTAAATAGCGTTTAAGTATTTTTAATCTATATTTATATAAATACTATTATAATAGGTGATACATGGCTGAAAAGAAATCATTGTTTGACAGACTTAAAACTCTGTTTTCTACCAATGTTATTGTAAGAAATGTTGGTGGTAAAAAATTAAAAGTAGTGGATACCGCTCGTTATCAAGCGGATGGTAATCCTCATACTTCAAAAGTTATTGACAGATACGGTCGCCTACATGGTACTCGTGGTACACCTATTTCTGTTTATAACCAGTATAATTCATTTTCAGCAACAAAGATAGATTTATACACCGATTATGAAGCGATGGATACTGATGCAATTATTTCTTCTGCATTGGATATTTACTCAGATGAAAGTACATTGAAAAATGATCAAGGTGATGTTTTAACTATTAAAACTGATAATGATAATATTCGTAAAATTCTTAAAAATCTTTTTTATGATGTATTAAATATAGAATATAACCTTTGGCCTTGGATTCGTAATCTTTGTAAGTACGGAGATTTTTATTTGTATTTGGACGTAAAAGATGAATTGGGTGTAACTAACGTTGTTCCTTTTTCTCCATACGAAATGCAACGTGAAGAAGGAACTGATCCAGAACATATTTATATGACTAAGTTTATATATGAAGGTCCACTTGGAAAGGGTGAATTTCAAAATTATGAAATAGCTCATTTCCGTTTACTCGGTGATACGAATTATCTTCCATATGGTAAATCTATGTTAGAAGGTGCTCGTAAACTTTATAAACAATTAGTTCTTATGGAAGACGCTATGTTGATTCATAGAATTATGAGAGCTCCTGAAAAACGTATATTCAAAATTGATATTGGAAATATTCCACCAGCAGAAGTTGATCAGTACATGAACACCATTATGAATCGTATGAAAAAAACACCAATGATGAATGAACAAACTGGTGATTATAATCTTAGGTTCAATATGCAAAATATGTTAGAGGATTTTTATTTACCAGTTCGTGGTGGTCAGGCGAATACTTCAATAGAAACACTCGCAGGACTTCAATATCAAGCGATAGAAGATGTTGAATATTTAAGAAGTAAAATATTTGCTGCTCTGAAAGTACCTAAGCCATTTTTAGGATACGATGAAAGATCAGATGGTAAAGCAACACTTGCTGCATTAGATATTCGTTTTGCAAGAACAATTGAAAGAATACAAAGAATAGTTGTTTCTGAATTAACTAAAATTGCAATCGTTCATTTGTATGCACAAGGTTATGAAAATGCAGATTTGGTAAATTTTGAATTAAATTTAACTGGTCCTTCCATTATATACGAACAAGAAAAAGTAGCTTTAATGAAAGAGAGAGTTGATTTAGCCGGTTCTTTGATAGAAAAGAAATTATTTTCAATGAAATATATTTATTCAAACATATTCAACCTTTCAGAAGATGAAGCTGAATTTGAAAAGAATGAAGTTCTTGAAGATATTAAACACGCTTTCCGTCAGAAACAAATTGAAAGTGAAGGAAACGATCCAGCGGTAACTAAAGAATCGTTTGGTACACCACACGATATTGCAACACTTACAGTCAGAGGCGGCGGTAGAGTGATAAACGATGTAGAAACTCCAGAAGGCGGATGGCCAGGTGCTGGTAGACCTGCTAAAAATCTAAATTATGCAACGGATAATCATCCAATGGGAAGAGATCCAATCGGAAGTAAAGACTTAGGTAGAACATTATCAAGAACAAAAACTATGAGACCAGAAAATAAATCTGGTTCTTCACTTTCTTTAGAAAATAAAGAACTTGGAAATTTACTTAATAGTATGGCTGGGATTAAAATTAAAACTAAAAAAATAATAGCAGAGAGTCTTAAACCCGCTGTTAAAGTAGAAAATGAACCAAATATGCTTGATGAAAATAATTTATTAGATGAATTATGATTTTTGTTATATTTATTTAATGATAATGTACATTAACAGGTATAAGGAAAAATGAAAAAAATTAAACACTCAAAGTTTAAAAATACTGCTATGTTATTTGAATTGCTAACGCGCCAAATAACATCTGATATTATTTCCTCGAATGAATCCGTGGCAATACAGATTCTAAAAAAGTATTTTAACAAAAATACCGAACTTATAAAAGAATATAAGTTGTACAAGACTTTATGCGATGAGCGTCTTAAATCCGATACAAAAGCAGTTATGCTTATTGAAGCGGTATTAAAAGCAAGGCGTGGGTTAAACAGAAACAAACTAAATGAAGAAAAATATCAACTTATTAAAACTATAAAAGAAAACTTTGATATAAATTCATTTTTCCAAACAAAAGTTCAAAACTATAAACTACTTGCTTCTGTTTATAAAATATTTGAAAATAATGAAATAGATAATCCAGTTGAGTTTACTAAATCACGTATAACAATTTTGGAAACAATTACTTCTAATAGTAAGCAAAAAATTGTTAATGAAGAATTTTCTATTAAAAACGAACCAAAAGAAATTAGATTATTAGCGTATGCATATTTAGTTGAAAAGTTTAATAGAAAATACGGTGATTTAAGTGAATCACAAAAAACTCTTTTAAGAGAATACATTGGAAATATTAGTAACACTAATAATTTAAAATCTCTTATACAATCAGAAGCGGTAAGTGTAAAAAATACTTTTAAGAAAAATATACATAGAGTTAGTGATAAATCTTTAAAAATAAAATTAATAGAAGTTATTAATCTTTTAGATGATTATTCAACAATTAAGAAAGTAGAAGAAAACCATATATCTGCACTTCTTCGTTATTACAGTTTAATAGACGATTTATCATGGAGTAAATAATGCCAGACATAAATGAAATGCATCCTTACAATTTTCCTGCATCACAAGCGTCTGATTTTGAAAAATTAGGTCATCCTGGAAAATTCATTAAATCAATTACTTGTGCAACTGGTACAACTACATTTACTGGCTCTAATTTTGGCGTTGGTGGGATTATTGTAGCAGCGAGTTCTACGGGAACTGCATCGTTATCTTATGGTGGAACAATCGCACTTGCTACACTAGCAACAACACAAGCAGTCCATGAATTATCTTTAAGTAGTGTTAAAGTAGATAGTGGTACTGTATACGCATTAGTTCGTAATCAAATAGTTAGGTAACAGTATGGATGTAAGCGCTTTCATACATAAAATAAAAGAATCCGAAGAATTTAAGGTGTTTGAGGAAGAAGCAGCAGTTGGTAATGTTACAGCCAATGTTGTTGGTTATCAGACTCCAAAGGCATTTTCTGCTAATGAAGATGATTTTGAAGAACACAATAAAGAAACTGCAGAAGTTTACGGATATAAACTTGTCCCAAAGACTAAAAAAAGAAATTATGAATCTGTATATAAACAAACTATGCGTTTATTAAATGAAGCATCTGTTTCTGTATTTGCATCCGATGGTGATGAATTCAAAGATGGAGTTTTCCACAAAGATGAAGCCACTTGGAGAAAATACTCACCAGCAAAAGCAGAAACGTCTGGATATAAAATAGTTAATGAAAAGAATGTTTTTGGTAAAACTCCAGAAAAATTAAAATCTGTAAAAGAATATTTAAGTGAAGCATCATATAAAGAATTCCGTAAAGATGAAACAAGAACTACAAACAGAAAAATAAATGATTCTATTAAAAATATAAATAAAATTATGTATGAAGTTGAGAAAGTGGTAGACCACGCTTCACGATTAAAAACAGAAATGGCGGTTGATCAGAGAACTCTATGGGGAGAATCGAGAAATCGGTTGGTAAAAATATCAAAACGAATAAACAGAATTAGTAAAAAAATACACGAATTAGGTGCATAATATGAAACAACTACTCGTAGATACTATACTCTTTAGTGCAAGTCCAAGAATGATTGCAGAATCCGAGAGAAAGAATGGCGGTAAAGTTATAGTTTCTGGAGTTTTACAGCGAGCTGAAGCAAAAAATCAAAATGGAAGAGTTTATCCAAAAAAGATTTTAATGCGTGAAGTAAAAAAATATGCTGAAACAAACATCA